CATCTGCGTGTATGACGATGCGGCCAGGACGGCGCTGGGCGGAAGTCCCGTTTCGATCCCGGATGTGCGGGGGACGCTTTCGGCCGGGCAGAAAGTGCTGCTGGACGCGGCGGGGGCGATATTGGCGGCGTCGACGGCGTCGCTCTGCGCGGCGGTGAAAGGCCAGGCGCCGGGGGCCGTGACGCATCTGCTGGCCTATCTGCCGACCGTGCTCGATCCGCTCGCGCCGGAGGCCAAGCGGGCGAATATGCCGGTGGACTGGGCGGAACCGGCCTTCGATGTGCTGCAACTGGAAGATTATGACTGGGTGACGCAGGGCCGCAGGCGGCTGACCGCGCGCGGGGTCGAAGAGGCGACGGCGCGGCTGGGCTATCCGATCGAGCGGCAGCATTATCTTTCCGGCTTCGTGCTGGCGCCGGAGGACGCCGCCCAATGGCGGGAGATCGCCGGGGAAGCGGACGCCGCCGTCCGGCGGGGCACGGCGGCGACGTTCATCTGGGCACTGCCGCAGGTCTCGCGCGATGGCTTCACCTGCTTCAGACTGGATGGGGAAGAAGATATGCAGGCCTTTGACGATATTGTCTTTCCTTTGAGCGTGGGGCGGGAGGCCAGCCTGTCCCCCGCCTTTTCGACGCAGATCGTGGAAAGCCCATCCGGCCATGAGCGCAGGACGAGCGACTGGGCCGATGCGCGCCTGTCCTTCGATGCGGGGCCGGGCGTGCGGTCGGAAGCGGATATCGCGGAGCTGATCGCGTTCTTCCGGGCGCGGCGGGGCGCGGCGCGGGGGTTCCGTTTCACCGATCCGTTCGACGACCGCAGTTGCGCGGCGGGCGGAACGCCGGACCCGATGGATCAGCGATTGGGCGTGGGCGACGGCATAAGGGCGGAGTTCCAGCTCATGCGCTTCTATGGCGAGGGCGAGGAGGCGCAGGCGCGGACCATCACCCGGCCGGTGGCGGGGTCTGTCCGGGTCGCCGTGGATGGCGTCGAGCAGCTTTCCGGCTGGAGCCATGCGGGGTTGGGCGTCATCGCCTTTGACGCCGCGCCGCAGGAGGGCGCGGTGCTGACCGCCGGTTTCCGCTTCGACGTGCCGGTGCGCTTTGCCGAGGACCGGCTGGACATCAACCGGGCGACCTTTGCCGCCGGGGAAGCGCCGTCGGTGCCGCTGGTGGAGATCCGGGAATGAGCGCGGCGGAGAGTTTGGGCAAGCCGCTGTGCACGCTGGCTTTCTGTTGGCGGCTGGAGCGGCGGGACGGCGTGACCATCGGCCTGACCAGCCATGACCGGGACATGACGATCGGCCATGTCCGCTATCGCGCCGCGCCGGGCATGATGCCGTCCGCCATTCGCAGCGGCATCACCGCCGAGGGCGCGGACATGGATATCGAAGGCGCGCTGACGTCCGACGCCATCAGCGAGGCGGACCTGATGGCCGGGCGCTGGGACGGCGCGGCGCTGGAGGTGCGGCTTACGGAATGGGAGGCGCCGGGCGCGCTGTGGCTGTTGCTGGCGCGGGGGACGATCGGCGCGGTCGGGCGCAAGGGCGGCGCGTTCACGGCCGAGCTGATCGGCGCGGCGCATGTGCTGCGCGGCGCGGTCGCTCCTTCGACATCGCCGGACTGCCGGGCGCGGCTGGGCGACAGGCAATGCCGGGTCGACATGGCCGGACGCAGGCGCGCTGTGCCGGTCGCGGCGGTGGAGGACGGGGTGGCGCATGTCGCGGGGCTGGCGGCGGGCGTCTATGCCTTTGGCACGCTGCGCTGGCTGACCGGGGCCAATGGCGGCATCGTTCAGGCGGTGATCGACAATGGGACCGACGAGGTGATGCTGGCCGATCCGCCGCCCTTTGCGGTGGAGCCGGGAACGCTGGCAGTGCTGACCGAAGGATGCGACCGGCAATTGGGGACATGCCGCGCGCGCTTCGGCAATGCCGTCAATTTCCGCGGGGAGCCGTATCTGCCGGGCACGGACCTGCTGACCCGCTATCCCGGCGCATGAGCGGGGACGGCATGGCGGCGCGGATCGTCGCCGAGGCGCGGGCGCTGGTGGGCGCGCCCTTTCGCCTGCACGGACGCAGCGCGGAGCTGGGGCTGGACTGCGTGGGGCTGGCGGCCGTTGCCTTTGGCCGGGCGGGACATCGCGGCATCGTGCCTGGCGGTTACGCGCTGCGGTCCAGCGATGCGGGGCGGATCGAGACATGGATCGATCAGGCCGGGCTGCGAAAAGTGGAAAGGGGAGCGCCCGGCGATCTGGCGCTGGTGCGGCCGGGGCCGCTCCACCTGCATCTGATGATCCAGGTTCCGGGCGGCTTCATCCATGCCCATGCGGGGTTGCGGCAGGTTGTCGAGATGCCGGGGGAATCGCCCTGGCCGGTCATCGGCCAGTGGCGGGCGGTTGAGGAGAATGAAGGATGGCGACGGTAGTTCTGACCGCCGTGGGAACGGCTTTGGGCGGTCCCATCGGCGCGGCCATAGGTGGGCTGATCGGCAATGTCTTCGACCATGGCGTGCTGTTCAGGCCGAAGGGCGCGCAAGGCGCGCGATTGCAGGACCTGCATGTCCAGACATCGACCTATGGCACGCAGATCCCGAAACTGTTCGGGCAGATGCGCGTGGCCGGCACGGTCATCTGGGCCACGGACCTGCGCGAGACGAAGAAGAAAAGCGGCGGCGGGAAAGGAAGGCCGAGCGTCACCACCTACGATTATTCGGCGAGCTTTGCCGTGGCCCTGTCCGCGCGGGCGGTGCGTTCGGTGAAGCGCATCTGGGCCGACGGCAATCTGCTGCGCGGCATGTCCGGCGACTTCAAGACCGCGCTGGGCGATTTCCGGCTCTATCCGGGGCGGGAGGATCAGCCGGTCGATCCGCTGATCGCTTCGAGGCAGGGGGAACCGGAAACCTCCGCGCATCGCGGAATCGCCTATGCCGTTTTCGAGGATCTGTCGCTGGCCGATTATGGCAATCGCATCCCGTCCCTCACCTTCGAAGTGGAAGCCGACGAGACGCCGGTTTCCATCGACGCCATCGGCGCGGCGCTGGGCGAAGGGCGGATCGGCGGCGCGGGGCTGGGGAGCGTGGACGGCTATGCGGCGGGCGGCGCCGACCTGGAGGAGGCGATGGCTCCGCTGGTCGACGCGTTCGGGCTGGCCCTGACGGCGGGGGAAGAAGGGCTTGGCATCGCGCCGGAATGGCGCACGCCCTCGCACGAAATTCCCGCGTCTAGCCGATGCGGACGCGTGAACGGGAAGGCGCTGGACAATCTGGAGCGGTCCGGCGCGGCGGCCGATAGCGTTCCGGTGGCGCTGTCGGTGCGGCATTATGACGCCGCGCGGGATTATCAGGCGGGGGTGCAGCGCGTCACCCGGCCCGGACCGGGGCGGCTGGAGCAGGGGCTGGAACTGCCCGCCGTGCTGAGCGGCGACGCGGCGCGCGGCCTGGCGGCGCAACGGCTGGGGTCGAGATGGACAGGGCGCGGCGGCCTGACGCTGCGGTGCGGGTGGGAAGCGCTATGCCACCAGCCCGGATCGGTCGTCACCGTCGAAGGCGAAGCGGGCCTCTGGCGGATCGAGGAACGGGAATGGGAAGCGATGGCGGTTCGCCTGTCGTTGCGCCGGGTGCCGGGATCGGGAGGAAACCTGCCGCCGGGCGCATCGTCAGGCGCGATCGTGCGGGAGATCGATGCGCCGCAGGGACCGACGGCGCTGATGCTGGCGGATTTGCCCAATTTGAAGGACGGGACGGCCAGCGCGCCGATCCTCGTGGCGGCGGCGGGCGGAAGCGCGGGCTGGCGCGGGGCGGCCCTGTTCGTGATGAATGAACTGGGGGAAGCCGTTCCTGCGGGCAGGACGGCGGCGCGCGCCACGATGGGACGGGCCGATGCGGCATTGCCGGAGGGCAGCGCCACGCTGGTCGACGAACATAATGGGCTGCTCGTCACCCTGCTGGCCCCGGATATGGAATTGACGGACGCCAATGAGCTGGCCCTGGCGCAGGGAAGCAATCTGTGCCTCGTCGGGGAGGAGCTGATCCAGTTCAGCCGGGCGGTTCGGACCGGCTCTTCCAGCTACCGCCTTTCGGGCCTGCGGCGCGGGTTGCGCGGGACGGAATGGGCCATGGCCGGTCATGCGCCCGGCGAGGGGTTCCTGCTGCTGGAGGAGGATCGGCTGGCTGAACCTCTCGCCGCCCTGGGCGCGGAAGGAGAGGAGGGCGCGATGCTGCGGATAAGCGCGATCGGGGCAGGCGATGTCGAGCCGGCCGATGCGGCGCTGAGCATCAGGGGCGAGGCGTTGAAGCCGCCCGCTCCCGTCCATGTCCGGCTCGTTCCCGATGGAGCGGGGGGCTGGCGCGTCGGCTGGACGCGGCGCAGCCGCGACGGATGGCGATGGAGCAGCGGCGGGGACGTGCCTTTGGGAGAGGAGAGCGAACGCTATGACGTGCGGATCTTGCGCGGCGCCGACGTGAAGCGCCGCGTCGAAACGGGCGAGCCGGCCTGGCTCTATGGCGCCGCGATGATCGCTCAAGACATGGCGGGATCGGGCGGGGAGGGCTGTATTCTGGAAATCCGGCAGATCGGCTCGCGGGCCATGGGGCGGCCCGCCCGCCTCGCGCTTCCGGCCTGAAGCCGCCTGCCGTTTGGGAGAATTGTCAATGACGATGGATATGACGCCGCGCTGGGGGCTGCCGCTGCTTTTTGCGGGGCAGGCGCAGAAGGAACTGTTTCACAATGAAGCGCTGACCCGCATCGACATGCTGTTGCACGGACAGGCGCGGAGCGCCGATCTGGCGGAACCGCCCGCCGATCCCGCGATTGGCGAATGCTGGATCGTGGGCGGGGGTGCATCCGGCGAATGGGCGGGACAAGAGGGCGCCGTCGCCTGCTGGACGGAAGGTGGATGGCGATTTGCGCAGGCATTGGCCGGACTGGCGCTCTGGGTAGCGGACCGGGGCCATGCGATGCGGCATGACGGCACGGCATGGCGTTCCGGCGCCTGCCGTGCCGATGGCCTGTATGTGAATGATGTCCGCATTGTCGGCGAACGTCTGGGGGCTGTCGGCAATCCTTCCGGCGGTTCGACAGTCGATAGCCAGGCCCGCGCGGCGATAGACGCGATTCTTGATATATTGCGGACGCATGGGCTAATCGCCGCATGACTGTGCCAATAGGTCCAGCATGGATTGATCGGGTTCCCATTAGAGCGGCTAAGGTGCTAAACCCTTCGTGTT